TTTCGTCAATCTTATTCAGTACGTCCGCGCACGTAAAAGGTTGCCCTGTTTTACATTGCTGATCCACCCAATCCCGAAGTTCAATTAATTGCTTCATAGTATAAATTTTTTTAGTCCGTTTGCGCTTGTCATTATTGCCTCCGCCCTTTGTGTCAGGCTTTCAATCTGGTTAAGTAACTCTGCCCGATCCTTTGTGCAATAGTATCCGTTTGATGTACCCATAACAGGAAGTATGCCTTCTGATCGTATGAAGTTAATTATCTTCCTTAATCTTGGCTCGCTGAATATCTTGATGCCGTACCTATCTTTATTTTCGTTTATTGCATTTACAATATCCGCGCCCTTTATAGGATTGTCTTTGGTCTTAGTATTTAAGCCTTTAATGATTATAGGTACAAGTTTCTTTTCGTCCTCTGTTAATTCCTTTGTGATTTCCTCAAAGTTAGTTATCATAGTATAGGTTTTACGATACGTCTGCCATTGCTAAATTTAGCATTTTTATTTGAATCCTTAACTCTTTATTTTCCTTTTCTTTTAAGCCTAATTCCTTTTCAATCTTTGCAATCCTTTCTATAAGCAACTCATTTTCCAGGCGGATCATATATTCTTGCCCCATTAAATAATTGTTCTTTGTCATAAAATAGATTTAAAAAAGCCGCCCAAAGTTACCCAAATTACTACCTTTGTTTTTTTAATATTAAAAATCCTTCAGGCGGCGTGCGTTTATAATTTGTTTAGTTTCTCTTGTTCTATTAAAGAATCGGTTTCCCTATCTTGTTGTAATTCCTCTTGAGGTGTTTCCTCCTCCTCGTCTTCGTCTTCCCAATCGCAATGCTCTAAGCAATCAGGGCATATATCTATTTCCTCAAAATTAGTATGTGCGCCGCAGCAGGTTGAATATGGCATAGTTATAAGTTTTCAATTAAAGCCGTTAATAATAAAGCAGCGCCCATAATATACCAGAACCATTTTCCACTTAGGCTTTCCGCTTTGTATTGCTCGTTTCTTTTTTCCTGTAAGGTTTTTAATCTGTTCATAGTTGTAGTTTTAAAAGTGCGTTGGGCAGTCGCACCCCTGCTGGGGATTAGTTATTAATTTAATTTAGTTTCTGCCCATTTAAACGCTTTTTTAAATGTACTAAAATCTTTTGATTCTAATACTTGTTGTTGACCTGCATAAATTTGAACATACATTGCAATAAATGAAGTCATATTTTGCTTGATGTTTACTGCCTTTGAACCTGTTTGATTAATTAAAGTTGTCATAGTGTTTGTTTGTTTTGTTATACAAATATACACCTTTTATACATATTATATACATATAGGGCAAGTTTTTTCTTAAAATTATGTTAAAATCTATATTGTATTGAAAATCAAAGAGTTATGTTTATCAATCATAAAGAAGCCTTTTATCAATCAATAAAGACCTAAGCAAAGGCGTAACGCCCTGATCCCCTTTTATAGTTAAAGTTCTGCCAAGCTAAAGCCAATGCCATAACGCAGTCATCGTGGAATCCCGAAGGCGCAGAATAGCGTACCCCATTAGCCGTGAATTGATATTCAAATATATCCAACTCGTCTACAATCACCCCCTCTGGATAGCTTATCTTGCCCTGTTGTATTGCCTGTGCTAAGCCCTCCATTAATTGTTGCTTTGATTGACTTGTAAACTTTAAGCCTTCTATGTTTATTCCTTCCCTTTTTAAGTCCTCAAGGATAGGATCGCCTACACCTGTGCTATCTGCTAATATAGGCGCAGCAGGGAGCCTTCTAATTGTTTCCTTAGTGTTATGCCAATCCATTTGGAAGCGGTCAAAATAAGCCACGTTACCCCCATTGTCAAGCCCTATGATAACTGTGAAGTCAACTGACTTAGCAAGGTCAATTCCATAAGCTACGATTTGCTGACTTGATATAGGACGTATGCAGTTTTTAATATATGCGTTCCCGAATGGGTTTGCGCTATTCTCCGAAGGGTTTGCTAAATACTCTTGTTCAAATACAACCTCTGGCAACTGCAGTTTAGCTTCGTCTATTTCCCTTGTATTGATATAAGGATTGTCGTAGGTACTGAATTTAAAAGACTGCCAATCAGCCTCGCCTTGTTTCATAAACATAGAGTAAAAGAAATTCTTGCCTCTGGGCGTGGATAGGAATACCGCCCTGCCTTGATAATCGGTTAGCGTTGGGCGGATGCTATTCTGCCACCCTGATTCTAAGTCAGGGATAAATGCTGCCTCGTCAATGATAACTAAATGAAACTTGCGACCTCTTAAATTGTCTAATCGTTCCCCTGTATAAAATTCAATTGATCCGTTATTAGGGCAATATATTTTAAGGTTGCTGATATTGTTTTTAAATGGTAGTGCTGCGGTTAACCTTTCAAAGAATGCCTTTGCAAGTTTATAGGTAGGGGTTATGTATGCTACTTGTCCGCCCTTAATTGCTTCGCTGATTGATAGTATCTGTGATAATTCTGATTTACCAAAACGCCTTCCGCACATAACCACAATAAAACGCCTGTCGCATTCTAATATTTTCTTTTGGTTTATATGTGGACTTGGTAGCTCAATCCTCATAGAATAGTTTTGCCTTCAACAAATACAACCTCAATCCTGGTGTCTTGCTGAATATCCATTTGTTCCTTTGGCTTGCCATATACTCGGGTTAGCAAAGTATCTAAAGAATATAAGCTGCCCTTTTCTAAAGATTTACGCATAGCTGCGGCAATAGTCTTTTCTAATATCGTTGCCTTTGAATTATCCCAAACCTTTTTAAGTTCCTCCATATCCATTGACATCATCACTTGGATTGTGTCGTTTATTTCGCTTAGTTTGTAGCCTTGTTCTTTGAGTAGGCTAACATACTTTCTTGGACGTCCGTTTGGATTACCTGATTCTCCTGGTTTAAATTGATGTTCAATAATATCTTGACTTGCCATTGTGCTGTTTTTATGCTGTTTTAAACCATTGTAACCAAATTTGATGCGCTATTTGGGCTGTCATTATTGGTGGAACTGACATACCAATAAGGTATTTAGGTTTAATTGTTTTAAAATTATAATCTAAAGGGTATGAACCACATAATTTGTATTCATCAACGTGAGCATCTTTAGGTTCATCCTGTAAAGCACATATTGATTCTCCTGCTAAAATTGTAGGCATTACTTTGTTTTCATTCATTCTTGTCATATACCCAAAAGGATTTCCTGTTTTTGCAATAGGGTGTTTACCAATTTCGCAATTATTCCATCTTTCAAGCAAAGATTTAGTTAAATCATTTCTTTGTACATTATTTAATTTTAATTCATTAAATGTTATAGGCTTCTCATTAAAATCTAATCTTAAAGGTTTAAAGTTTAATTCCTTTTTATGCCCTATAAAAAATACTCTTTCTCTTCTTTGTGGAACTCCCATAGATGCTGCATTTAATAAAAATAGTTGCACTTTATACCCAGCATTTTCCATTGTTTGAATAATTTTTTTAGCATAAGCCTTTGCGTTTCCTGAAATAATACCCTTTACATTTTCTAATAAAAACACTTTTGGTTGTAATTTTATAATAGTATTACAATATTCAAATACTAAATCATCTAAAGTTTGAACTGCCTGCCCTTCCCTAAATTGTTTTTCTTTACCCCAAGCTTTTTCTCTACTTCCGGCCATTGAAAAACTTGAACAGGGCGGACTACCATCTAACAAATCCAAATTATATAATTCATCAGGCAAATCAATAAGTTTATTAAATTCTCTTATATCCTGGTTATATAAATATTTTGGATTATGGTTTGTTTTATAAATATCTGCAACCTGTGGATCAATTTCAACACCGCCCAAATGCGTATATCCGGCTAACTTATATCCCATAGTTGAGCCACCACCACAAATAAAAGTTCCAAATACTTTTAACCCATTAGTTTCAATTCCTTTTGCAGGATAACCATCAACTAAATTCCATTTATAAGGGAATCTATGGTCATTAAATTCATATTTAATCATTGCCTAATAATTTCCATATTGCCTGTTCAGGGGTAGCTGCTAATTTTAATAAAGCATCTTTTACAATATGATATTCATCTTCGGTATATTTTAAAGTTATAGTCATTAAATCAGTAACATCATCAAGACTTAATTCTTTATTTTTATCTGTAAATCCTTCAATATTAAAATTAGGTATATCTAAACCCCATTCCGTTAACTCTTGAGCATCCCAATTATTTGCAAGGTCATCCCAATCCCATTCGCCAAAACTTGCGTTATCTTTTATAATAAATTCTTTTTGCTGCTGCTCATTCCAATCAACTATTTCAACTGCAATCTCTGTATGCCCTGCTTCCTTAATTGCCTTTAGTCGCATATTGCCACCAAGTACAACCATATCTTGATTAACTACAATAGGGCGGACGTTTAACATATCAGGAAATTCCTGTATTGACTTTACAAGTTTTCTAAACTTATCATCTTTAATTAAACGTGGGTTGTTCGGATTAGGTTTTACTTCCGCAATCTTTACTTTTTTTATCATAGGTTTTTGATTTACCTCCCTTGACCTCTATATGCTTTTGGTTTTGGGCTATGTTTGTTAAAGGATTTTTTAGCGTGTCCGCATTTCCTTTTACCAAAGTTAACCTTTTTTGAATCACTTTTAACTTTTGCCATTTATTTTTTTATTATGTATTTCTTTTAGATAATCGTAGTGCGTCTTTGTGTCCCCCATTACAAGATGGCATTGCCTACATAGCGCCTGTAAGTTTTCAATTGTGTCCGCCTTTTTAGATCCCCCCATCCCCCTCGCGTCTATATGATGAATGTCTACTGCTTTTGATCCACAAGCCTCGCAAGGTATAAAGTCCTCTATTCCGTAACCGAAATAATCAAGATATATTTTAACGTGTTTTTTCATTATCGATTTGTTCAAGTTTCCTTTGCGCCCAAGCTACTCCTTCATCCCCTCCCCAAGCTAACCACATAAGCGCACCGCAATCATTCTTAGGATCGCCTTTGCTATTCTCTCTATGCCTTTCGAAGGATGCCATTCTCGCAATAGTGTCCCTTGTAATATTTTCGCCCTTAGCTAATTGATTAGCACGCGCCCAACCAACAGGCGTTCCGCACTTACGATTGTATTGATCTCTTATATTTATTGCTCTTTGCGCGTTTACTCTTGCAGCTTGTGGATAGTCTTTGTAACTATCAGCCATAGATACACGAATTGCAGCCCAAACACTTTGCGCCTTTTCCTCTGTATCGTATATGCAAGCGCCTGATCCTATTCTATATTTTCCGTTTGAACATTTAATAACTGGCATTGTCTATCAATTTACTATAAATAGCAAAGCGCTGCTTATTTACTTGGTGCAAATTAAAGTTCTTATTGCAATAATCGTAAAGCGCGTTCCCATAATGTACGCGGGCGTCCTGATCCCTGACTAATAGCTTGATCCAATAATACCAATCTTTCTGGCTATTGACGTGGCACGCGGGATAAAATCCCTTATAAGGGTGTACGTTGCTGACAATAGCGGGGTTTTTCTTAGAAGCCGTTTCTAATACTTTTAGATTAGACTTCATTGAATTGAACTTAGAATCTATTAAAGGAATCAGACTTATGTCTGAATCACAATAAGCCGCCATATATTCCGTAACCTGATTATAATTATAGATCGTAGGATTTAGTTTTAATCCATTCGTGAAAGCGCCGATCATCCCATCCCAAATAGGTTTCTCTGTTTCATTGTATCCTGCTATGATCGTTCTTACAGGAAAATTAATCCGCTTCATTGGGTTGCGTAAAATTTCTAAATCCCTTCCGTGCGTTCCCGATCCTGACCAAAATAATCTAACAAGATCCGAAGGCTTTTTATCTAAAAGGAATTGTTCTTCGCCGTATGGTATTGCATTAGGCAATATTTCTACATTCTGATTATATTGGTATATTTCATCTGCTAACCTTTCGTGGGTACAAGTACAAAGGTCGGCTATCCTGATCCAACTTAATATTTGTTCGGTAACATTATTTAGAACATATCTTTCGTAAAGTATATGAGAGGCATCAAGTTGCCAATAATCATCATTATCAACTACCAATTTAAAGCCATACTTTTTGCGCCATTCGATCATTTGATCTGGCGTTATATTAGCAAGCATCCTATTGATCACTACTATATCATAGTTCCCTTCAAATGTTTCCTCGCTTATTGTATCAGTCATTAGACAATAGTCTTTTTGCATATTCACTATTGGCATTATGATCCTATGATAACCAACCCCGCTTGTCTTACTCGTAATTGCTAAAATTCGCATCTAAGTTTTTTTTCTGTATGGTATATTGGTTGGTATTTTTCCCAAACTGCTTGCGCTTTTTGTAGGCTTTGGTCTTTCATTGCCCTGTATTCTGTTCCATTCCCGACATCGTGTCCTATATGTTCGCTTCTTAGATCTGGAATATAGTAATTAGTAAACCCCGCAAGTATAGCCCTTTCTGCATAATCCTGATCCTGCATACCATATGGATCATATTCTGTATTATAACCGCCTATTGTATCAATCAGTTCCCTCGTTAAAAAATTATTCCCAAAAGGTGTATGCGTCTTATGAATCCCGTCTACTAATGGAGGCAAATGCTCAACACAATGTATACCAATAATGCCCGTTTTTGACACACGTTCCGCAAACATAACCCAATTTTTAAGCCAATTGGTTGGTAATAGTATATCATTTGCCAAAATGCAAACGCCATCATACGCCCTTGTCATTTTTAATCCTACATTTACCCCTTCTGCAATTCCTCGTTTACCAAAGGAGGCATTGCACCCTTCCCAATTATATAAAGTGTACGGAACTCTGTCGCTTCCATTATCAATTAAATAACAATCGGCATTATATCCAGAATTAAAAAAATTCTGATCAATTACGCGCTTTGTTAAATCGTTTCTATTTAGGGTTAATAAGATTACGGCTATGTTCATTTGTTCCTATTTTTTTTGCAGGCACGCCCGCGTATTTACTAAATTCTTCTGTTGCGCCTTTAATGAAGGCACTCGCGCCGATCATACAACCGCGTTCTATTGTGGTAAATTGATGAAGCACCGCGTTCAATCCTATATTTGAATAAGCTTTTATAATTGAATGTCCACCTATTTTAGCGCCGCAACTTATTGTTACATTATCCTGAATCAAACAATCGTGTCCGATATGCGCGTGCTTCATAATAAAGCAATTGTTTCCTATGAATGTTATATCTTCTGTTCCTGAATCAATAGTAACTAATCCCGTAATAATATTATTATCTCCAATATATACTTTGCCAATTTCTTTATCCCAATATTTTTTATGCTCGGCGGGATCTCCTATAATACAATAAGCGCCAATATAATTATTGTCGCCTAATACTACATTTTTGCCAATTATGGCGGTTGGGTGTATAAAGTTAGCCATTGTCTTTTGATTTTCGACCGCGTTTCTTCGGTTCTTCTTGTTTAAAAAAAAAGGTATTTAAAGTGTCTTGTTCATTTTTATTCTCAAACCAATTATACAGGCGCATAATCATATCAAATTTACACGCGCCGCACCAAACAGATAACATAAAATTTGGATCTAAATATAATCTATAAATATGCTCATACATTTTTAATTCGTTTAGATCGAGGTTTCTTATATAACCATTCTTTGCGCTTTCATAGTTCCCTATATTAGCGTTTAAAAAATCTCTATGTTCTTGTATTATTTCCATAAGTAGTTCCACATTAGTTTAGTTATTATTGGCGCTAAAAATCCTGCAATAAACATAGTTGATGTTATGTTCTGGATTAATTCAGGTAAGAAATAGTGTATTGGTGCAAGCCACGCAGCCAAACAACTTCCGCAATTAAAGGGCTTGAAATTGATTCCCCATTTATGGTGTAGGTTATGAATTTCAGTAAAAAATAATGATGCACAGATAGCAGTTGTAATTGATAAAATCATTTTCTAATATTTGTTTTCATTTGTTTTTTGGTTTTATTTATCGTCCTTACTATTGACATATACGGGATTCCTGTTTTACGGCTTAATTCTTTTGCGTTTTTTTTAAAGTCAATTGCATAAAGTTTTAAGATCTCCTTATTATACCAATGTAATCCTTCTAAGTTTTGTTCAAGTTTATCAACTAAATCCATTTTGTCATAATTGATCAACTCAAAGTCTTTGTCTACATTTACGAACTCGGTATGATTCCTGTAATTTTTATAAAAACTACTTCGATCACTCTTAATCATATTAAGCATAATTCGCACAATATAAAATTTCAACTCATTCCTTTCAAACATACCGATCAACTTATCTTCATTCATTTCGCAAAGAACTAAAAAAACTTCCGCCTTTAAATCGTAACGCAATTCTTCTGGCTGCATTTTTTCAAACGCATCATTGACCTCTTTCGAAGTCCAATATTGTGTTAAAATTTCATTTTTGACCATTCTATTAGTGTTGGCTTAGTTTCTACTTCCGTACAAATATACACTATTCCACCACATTCATAAATATCTTTTAATCGATCCTTTTGTTCAAGGCTTAATTTGTCCCCTATTTTTTTAACTTCAACCGCCGTATATATACCTTCGCAACTATACCCTTGCAGGTCAGCCCAACCTTTTTGTATTGTACCTTTACGCTTCCCGTATGGAATATTGTTTACTCTATTTAACCTGAATCCTAAGTATTCGAGGTTTTTTTTAGCCCACTTTGTAAGATCGTTTGCTGATATGTCCATATTTTTTCGTAAAATTCTTTTTTAAATTTCAGTCTATTTATCTTTGGTTCTACTTCAGTATAACAAGCATAAAAGTCTGTGAAGTT